TTCACTGAAGTAAATCTCTGAAGACCCTTACCTCCAGAACCGATATTAATTGTCCCAATTCCAGCAAATGCATCTAACTTATTTGCTGCTAGTTTAAATGAAGTTCCTGCTCCAACGTCAAAAATATAATAAATTCCATTATTTTGTAAGTTAGTAATAGGAGTATTATCAAATGATTCATAAGTTACTGCATCTCCCACAACTAATCTGTGGGCATCTTCAAATACGAATTTATTGATTGGATCAGTTGTAATAACAACATTTGGATCTTGGGAGTTGAATGAAATTTCTTTTTGTATTTTCTTTAACTTTACTTCAGTTCTAACTGAATCGTTTCCTCCACCCTTTATTTTTACTATTGGGGTCTCTAGATAATCAAACCCAGGATCAAGAACAGAGACGGATTTGATATTTCCAACTAAATTTGGAGTTAAGATAGTAGTGGTATCATTACCATAATCTATATCAAATTGTGGGGGATTTGATAAACTATAGTTATCTCCACCATCTAAAATATCAATAGATTTTATTTCTCCACTATAAACTTTATCAAATGATTTATAGTTTTGTATTTCAATCCCATTCACAAAAACTCCAATTGAACCAGATGGAGTAGAAGTTTTTTCTTGAGAATAGGTTAAATCCTTTGGAATTTTCTTGAATAATTTAGAACTAGTAAATTGATTTCCATATAACTTGGATAGTGTCAATTTAATAGTTTTTACATATCCAGTTAAATCTGTACTGTATTCTGAGATAGTTTCTGCAAAATTGATATAATTTCCATCATACAAATCTTGTTTTGTAAATGCTAATTTAATTTCGTCGGAATCAATCCTTTTAGCATATAAAGACAGACCTGTGTAGATCCCAACATTGTTTCTAAAACCAACTGTTCCTGGAACCACTTGAATGGTATAATTTGAAACAGTGACTAGTTCTCCATCATAGAGTTGATGACTTCCTAAAATTGATGTGGAGATGCCAGCAGAAGGGGTTTCTAGAGCAAGAGTGTACTCTCTCTTGTAAGAATTAATATTTCCTAAATTGAACCCGTTAGAGGTCAAATAATAGTTATCAGAGTCTTCATAAGAATTTTGAATGTTGATAGAAAACTTTTGATTTACTTCCGGATAGTTGGAAGAAAATGATTTGAATACCTTCCTAAACAACTTAATGCTGTGTCCGATAGACAATTGCGAAGTGCCATTAAGAGTAAATCCCTTTTCGGTGACATTACTGACTTCAGCATCATATAATTTTTGGTTTAAAGTTTTACTATAAACTTCTACAATATCTCCATTTCTCAAATAATGTTTATATTGAGTCTTTACTTGACCTGAATTTTTATTAATTCCAAATTTACCAGAAGGAATGGATGAATATACTTTACCTACAGTAATAATTGATGGGATATTATAAACTAATGACTTGGTAAATTTATTTTCTTTAATTTCGCCAATATTATCAATTTTTAATAAATCATTTTTAGTCGCAAGAATAGTATTAGAAGTGTCAATTTGAGAAATAGTATTTAATAATCTAATCTTTACCAACTTATCAGAATCACCATTTTCATAAGAATATGCAAAATTTTCGGCATATATCGCAGAAGAAGAACTAATGTCTTCCGTGATATTATAACAATTTAAAAATTCAGTATTTGTCTTATCTTGATAATCAATAATTAGATCTCCAAAAACTAAAAATCCTGATTTTGGAAATCCTATTGTAGAAACTACAGGAATAGTTGTACTACCTGCCAATACATTTTCGGTACAATATGTTTTTGGAGTAATTTTAAACTCTCCAAAAATAGATCCTTTTGGATTTAAGTTATTTGAATAACCAGAGAAAATATCAATATTATAATATTGATTTCCATCTAGTGATGCTGAACTTACTTTATAGATTGAACCATTTGCAGACAAACCACCTGTGAAAGCATACTGATCCTGATATAAAGTCTGTCCGTTTAGTTTTAAAGGATCACCATTAACTGCTTCTCCAATAAATCTCTCTACTACGATCCACTGATCATCTGATGGAGTGAATAGGAAGTCTTTTGGTTTGATGATATCAATCTCTTCACCGTACAGAACCTTAAACAGAATTCTAAATGCTTCGTCTGTTCCTTTGGTCTGATAGAAGTTTTTTACCTTACTAATAAAATTGGGAGCATCAATTCTGGGGTCGAAATCAAACTCCTCGAACCCAGGAGAAAATTGATACTTAATTTTTCTGAAGAATTCTAATAAGAATAAGTTACTTAGATTATAAACTGTTGAAGTATTTTCGTGCTCGTCTACTTCGGAAGAAGAGAACTTCAGATATTCTGGTGATGTTGGATCAGAAAGAGATTCTACTCCACTAAATCCTCGGATACACCCAGTAAATTTGGGACTATTGATATAAAATGCATAATTATTGGTATCAGAATACCCAAAATCAGAGGTGCTGTCTAAAACAGTGTTTAATAAAGTAACAGACGTAGAATCTACTGATTCTATAATTAGAGTTTTGTTTATGGATGGTATATTAAAAGGTCTTCCAATGTATAAACTGGTATCTATTCCAGACACATAGGCAACGTTAGATCCAACTGATATCGTACAAATTCCAGTTAAATAATTCTCCTCAATTCCAGTATAGGTAATGATCTCATCGTCAATCTTGAGAAGACCATATTGACTAGGCCAACCGTGTGTGGAATCTACATTGATGACATCATCAAAATAAGAAACTTCTTGAGTTGTTACAGTTGATTTAATTAAGTTTGTAGAATCAAAACTGTCAAAATTTTTATAGTCTACTAAATTCTCAACAAGGTCTATAGTAGCACCTTGATATTCCTGAGAAATATAATATTGTTGTAAGAACTCGACTAAATTTGGATTTTCGGTAAGAATAAATTCTGGAATTTGATTCTCAACTACATCACTAATTTTGACTACTTTTTTATCTTGATTCATTTTAGTTTCTTATTTTTGACTCTGTTGTATAACTTGATTCGGGGTTAAATCTACTTCCAGACGAATTCTCACCAGATGAAATGATGTCCTTCACAAGTGAAATTTTGCTACTTCCAACATCAAGTTTTAAATATACTGATTTTCTAGCAATAATATCGTTGGAGTAAGGGGTTGCCTCAATTTGAATAATGTCATTTTCAACAGATGTAGAACTTACATTTATATTATCTATACGTATTTCACCAGTGATATAATCTACTGTACCAACAGAAGTTGTCTCAATAACAACCTTATTATTTTCAATAGAGAATAGGAATAAGGTTCCAGTTTTTAAATCGGACTTTGGAGTGTCTGAAATATAAAGTGTCTTAGAATTTCCTTGAATTTTAAACCCAGTAGATCTTATATTGTATCCACTTGGCGAAACATTAAATCTATTTTCAAAGCAAATTTCATAATTAGTTGGATTCTTGATAATACCAATATTCCTTCTAATTATAACTCTAGTAATGTTTGACGTAATAGCATCATTTGTAGCATCTATTGATCTCAATGCCTTACTATACTTAAATCTTCCACCAAATCTATTCAAATCTGAAGAATTTGAGTAAGAATCTAGTGATGTATAAACTTGCGATTCCAGATCACTAACAGAATTCACTAAATTTGAATTATAATAAACTGTAGAATCCAATTCTACGTATAGTACATTGATATCAGTAAATCTGACGTTAATTCCTGCTACACTATATTGTTTTAATGAATTTAAGATTGATTGTTTTGTAAATTCTGACAAATAATCAGAATTTTTTGGTTTAACTGCCAAATATACTGTTCCATATTCTGGTGGAGTGAGTTCTTCACCCCCATAAGCAGTCACAGATTCTACATTTGGGAATATAGAAGGTAAAAGTGCCTCATAATCATTTGCTGTTACTGCTCTATACTGCGATGCATACAGTCTTGGAGCATAATAACGTACAGATTCGGTAGGTTGAATGCTATCTCCGTTCTCTGCTGCCGAATTTGTGATGACTGAACCAACACTTCCACTTAAATTTGATGAATCTTCCCCAACTAGTGTGCCTGAAAATGTGAAATTTGAGGCACCATTGCCATCTTTTCCATCTGTAGTGATATAACTTACTGTAATGACACTTCCATTCTCAGGTTTTTTACCAAAAATACCATCTCCAAAGAAAATTTCATACTTTTCGTCAGAAATTTCCTGAACCAAGAAGATTTGTGATTGAGAATTGATGCCAATTATGTTATCTACGTAAGAATATTGCTCTGTTGTACCATTTACCGCAACTTTTACACGAATTGTTGAGGTATCAATGTATGGATTTGGTAAAATATACTTCTGATTTGGTTGAGAATTATCAACTGTGAAGGTTTTTGTTAAAAATGTGCCCTGATAGATGTCAATTTCACTTAAGAATGCTTCCCCATCATCAATACCAACTGTAATATCTTCAGGAATTGAGAAAATGTATGAAGTATTTCTCTGATTTCCAGTACAAACAATCCCTGCCTTGAGTGTAGCAGTCTTTAAATCAGTATTTTCTAGTCCAGATGCTAACATTGAGACATTTGCCTTTGCTGCTCTTCTAGATAAAGGCACAAATCCAATGTTTCTTGCCAAAGAAACTACATTCTCTCGAAGTGTGGCACTATCCAAGAAGGATTCATTTGCCACCATATTACTGTTATATGCAGTAATATAAGTGTTGTAGGCAAGAATATCAATCAGGACAGATAAATTAGAACCTTCAAAGTCAAAATCTGTAAAGGTGCTATTTGACCTAAGATAATCTTTAATGGATGTTTTGACTAGATCAAAGTCTAGATTTGTAAATTGAGTAAATGCCATTAGTATCTTGTTGGTTGTAATACGAAGGTTATATTTTGTGTAGGAACAGCAAGTCCAACAATGTCATAAATGATGAAAACCTCCATCTCATTTTGGTCTGCCCTTAAATCAACATTTACTTGCCTTAAATTAACTCGTGGTTCGAAGTTATTAATTGTAGTACTAATCTCTTCTGTGATTGGATCGACAATTCCAGAATCTGCAAGTTCAAATAACATTGATTCCACATTTGATCCCAGAAGAGAATTAAAAAATCTCTCACCAATTCTAGTACGAACTAGATTGATGACAGATCTTTTAATTGCATCTTCATTTGTAATCACAGCAATATCATTGGTTACAGGATGTCTTTTAAAAGACAAACTGATATCTTTAAAATATCTTGATACTGCAGATTCTACTGGCACTTTATATTAGGAATATAATACTTATATTTATTGTGGTTTACCATAAGAAGGTTCAGTTCCATACTCCCAATCATCGTAATCTTCATCATTACGAATTCTCTGGTGAAGATCAGTTTGTTCTTTCAAATGATGCTTCTTCCCAATGTCATCATTTACAATTTCTTGAAGAACTCTTTTTTCATTGAGTGCATTATAATCTGTAGTCAGTTTTGTTGTACCCCACATTTGGTACATATAATCTTCGTTTCGATCTACTGGTAAGTTAGACATTTTGCTTCCTAATTCGATGTGAATTAGAACTTTTTACGGGGTTGCTATCCCGAAATCAGAAATATCTTTCCTGTGAAGAGTTAAGTTTTTTTGAATTCTAATATCTGAATTTTTAAAAGTCCAACAGTATCCACCATTATCTAGGAAGACAACCCATTCAAGGTCGTGTTCTTGAGAACGATCAATTAAAAAAAATGCCCAGCCTGGACCTTTTGGGGTCAGGACTGGGATTTGTGGATCAAGTTGAAGCATTAGTTGCCTTGACCTCGATAACGTTTCTTTGCTCCATTACGAGATGAAGCAGAAAGTTTTGTATTTTGAGAACAACCTTGACGAGTTTTTTTGGGTTTGCTCTCAATGATTACTTTACCATTCAATGAAGGACGTTTTGCCATAATTCATTCTACCTCAATACTTTTACATTCTACCATAAGATCCTCTGGTTTGGGAACCCCTGTCTCATAAAATTGTTGAGACAGGTCATCCATTGCATCCATTAGATCCTCTTCAGAGAGATCTTTATAGATCACTCTACCATTACAAAGAATATCAAATAATTCTTGTTTTTTCATGTCCTACTCTAATTTTTGGATGACACCAAATTTCAAAGTCACATTTACGAATTGCATCAAGACAGAATGATACATCTTCACCACACATATCCTGAACCTCACCAGAATCGAAGACTTGCATCTGAGGAGCAAACCAAGGATACTTCATTTCAGGATGTTCAAATACACCTTTCTTAATTAGTACCCAACCAAATCCAGTATAATCAACAGTGAATGGTTTTTTACGATTTGAGATCGTATCAACCATCTCATGATTCATGACACCACCATTGTTCTTGAAGTCGTCTTCATCCAACCAATGAGCAACTGAAGTGGTTCTTCCATCTTCTGTTGCATACCAACCACAAGCAATGTCCTTATCCATCTGTACCAGTGCCCAGAAGGCATCAGTATTGAATACAATATCACTATCAATCCAGAGTTGATAATCATACTGAAGTTTACCTTGCCAAGGAAGTTGATCTGGTCCTGCAAGAACATTTGCCCCAAGACACTTACAACGAGCAAAGTTCACCATTGAACTATAGTCTTGACTAATTTGAATGCTCGCACCTGATTGTACTAAATCAAAACAAAGTTGAACAAAACTCTTCAAAAATCGATATGAAACTCCTCTTCCGGGTAAACAAAATACAATTGTTTTACCCTTAATTCTTTCTTTACATTCCTCTAGATTAAAAAGGGATTCTTCTTCTTGCTCTGGAGGTTTTGCCTTTACAGTAAATCCTTTTGCCATGTTAATACTTCAATGAGTAACTACGTAGTACCACTTCATATGATACTCCATTATTTATCCCACGTCAATCACCATTGCTAGAGATTACGAGCGCCATAAAGATGCTAGAGAAACCGGCACAAAGACACTCACAATTCAAGAGATTCTTTCAGTCTATCAAAGAAATCCTCATCCACAGGAATAGTTTTTTCCTTACCACTTTCCACATCTTTTGCCAGTTGTATCAGATATTCCAGAAACTCCCTGGGATAAGTATTGTCCTCACCAAGTGACACCCAG